TCAACTTGCTGGCATCGAACGGTAACTGATAATTTGTGAGGGCCGTTTTGGCTCCCATCACTACTAACTCAGTTGGAAAATTATCCATCATATAACCAAAGAAGTTATCTGCCATTGCATCCCAATTGCTGGTCTTCTTTTGATGTGCTGTTTGAAGCTCATAGCACAGACTAACTGTTAAAGAATACATAGCGGAAATCTCTTTGATGTCGGATTTCTTTACTTTTCCAGCTAGGATGTCTTCGGGCTTAGGCATCTGTTTGGCAACCTTACGGTGTGCCATAAACTTAACAGCAAGACCTTCTCCAATTGCACCTGCAATCAAATCTGTCAATGTACTTTCTGGCAAATCATCATCCATTAGTAATTCGCTGACAAATGACCAGCTACGGGGAGTAGCAAATGCACGGCTTGAAGATTTTGGATCAAAGTCATACAAGTCATTTTTGGCAAAGCCAACATACCCTACAACCTGCTCATGTACCTTATTTGCCAAAGCCCATTCTTGCCAATCTTCAAAATCGGATTTTAATTCTAAGTGAACGAAACGATTTGCCAACGGTGCAGGCATTCTATATGTAACACCTTTGTCAGTTTCTCTGTTACCTGCGGCAACAATTGAAACACCTTTTGGTAATTGATAAGTACCAACACGACGGTTCAATACCAATTGAAAAGCCGCCGCCTGTGTTGCAGGTGCCGCAGAGTTCAACTCGTCTAAGAATAGGATAGCAGTTGATTCTGGATCTGTAGGCAATTCTGCAGGAGGAGCCCAACTCATTGTGTTGGCATTGCTAATGTAATATGGGATACCTTTAATGTCTGTAGGCTCCCACAATGACAAACGAACATCAATAACTTCACGACCTTGCTCGTCTCCGATTTGTTTTACAATATCGGATTTACCAATTCCGGGAGGGCCCCACATGAATACAGGGCGTTGAATTTTAATACATTTACGCAAACTACGCTTGGCATCGTTTGGAGTAACTGTACGATTTGACGAAATATGTTCTGCCATATAACACTCTTTCTATAAAAATTAATTGGAATATTAAAGTAGTTTTGCTTTAATATGTATTAATTATACAGGATTTATGTGGTCTTGTCAAGTGACATTGCTTTAGCAGAAAAGAATCTTCTTATGTTGCCTGAGAACAACACTAGTTCTACAGCCGTTTTATCATTAAACACAAAAATATCTCTATTGGTTATATACCACGGACAGGTAACCCAATTATCAAATCTGAGTATCATTTGATTTGTATACTCGATTGGTTCTTCTAAACGGATTCTATGACAATCGAATTGAGTAGTTAGTCTGGCAAATCCTTCTTCTGTGAGTTTAAGCCCACCTTTGAGTTTTTGTCTTGGATTGCACCACCATTGGGTAGTCCATCTCTTTAGTGATTTTGGATCTGTGGATAATCCAGATTGTTCAGCAACAAATTTAGTGATAGCAATCTTTTGGTCCATATCCATATTTATGGATATATTTTTTCCCCAGTGATTAATTTGTAAACACTAAAGTCTTCAGTACCAAACATTTTGTTGAGTTTTTCGGCTAGATTAAGAGCATGTCCAGAATTACTAAAACTAATCTTTTTATATTTTGGTCCTATCTGTTGAGCCACAATACTACTGGTTTTTAGATTGATTGGTTTGTCTTTATAAAAAACAGCCCAGATGGCATCAGCTTCCAAAACTTGATCAGTCTTGTAAGTTTTCTTATTGGTTAATTCCAATAGAACATTGGGTTTTGGACGAGACAATATATATATGCTCCTTTAGTGCATAATATTTATCCACGGTTAATTAAAATGTACCGCCATCCATTTTAATTGTTACAGTTTCTTCTGCATTTTTGGCAGCAATTTGATCCAATTCACCTGCAATGCGTGTCATTACAGTACTTAGACTGTTTTGAAGATCCGTAACATCCTTTATACTAAGAGTAAGATTTTTTTGATTAGATTTAATAGCAATACGAGCCTTTTCTAAGAAATCTTCTATAGGTAATGTATTAAGTTGCTTCATGATTTAATATTATTTAACAGTGTTTTAATTTCCATTTCAGTCTTAAAAGGACCATGATATGGATATCTTTGTAAAGTAATAAGTTTTGGACAGTAGCTCTTTACCCAACCTTTGCGGAATTTAATAATGTAATGCCCTGCACAATATCGACTTTTACTTTTTAGACTTTTGGCATACAATGGAAGTTTTTCTTTTACACTATATACCGGCTCAAACGGTTTTGAACTACAGGGATAATCATAGATATTATAATTTTTATCAGCAGATTCGTTTTTAATTTTCTTAATACCTTCTTCAAACAATGCTATACCTAGCTGTGTTTTAAGATCATTGAGATTTTTAAATCCCACAGGTTTTCCTTTATGATAAAAGATATACCCTTTTTTATTTTTTGTAATAGCCCCAATTTTTTTATTGTTGTCTTTGACTAACCATTCTCTATCTGGAACTAATACTTTGGCTGTTGAATTCATAATATATACCTTGCGTTTAATGGTTCAGCATAACTTTCTATTTGCTCGTTAATTTTAATTAGATTGTAAGCGGCACAAAACTTCATTAATCTCAAACCAACTTGTGGAATATTTTTTTCTGCTGTGGTTGCTGTATCAATTGTTTCTTTGATTAAAGTTTTAATGTTATCTGGTTGGGCAGTTAAATCGCATAACTGTACATTGCGATTATAGTCATCTATAACACGATGTTCTTCACCGTTATGGTCTAACCAGCGTTGAAGCATCATATTGTTCCAAGAATATCCTTTGGATTCTCTGTCGGCAAAGGCCTCACGGAGACCAACTTTATTCTTTGTCCCTTTCTCACGAACTCCTGGATAAGCACTAAAGATGTTGTCAGAGGTGTCTCCGCGCATACACTTCTCAAATAACAACCAAGTCGGATCCGGTGCGGCTTTTGCTTGTTTAGTTTTTTTATCAATAACAGGTTTACCTTTGGCATCAAAGTATCCTTCGTAAGTGGTTGTGATTTCCATTACTCCGTTGTATTGTCGAACATTAGGGGCAATTAACTGTGCAAAGTCTCCATCCGTTGAAATGATCACATGATTATCATTTGGATGTGCTTGTATGAAGCCCGCAATCAAATCATCTGCTTCTAACTGTGGATTTTGTAAAACCGTACAGTTTGTCTTGCTAGCCACAAACTCTTTGAACTCGTCAAATGTTTCCCAGAATATACGATCTTCTTCTTGTTCACGAGGTGATTGTGCGGCACGGGCATCACTGCGCTGACGCTTATAAGGAGCATAGTAATCCTTGCGCCAACTACGCCCCTCTAAACAGAATATAATATGATTGCCTTTGAAATCTCTCCAGGCCTTGCGTACACTACTTAATACTGTGTGGATACTCATTCCAACCTTATCTTCAGTTGACCCTCTAATTACATGTCTGGCCCTAAAGAATGTATTTGCTGTATCTACCAATATGTATGTTTTTGACATTAAGAAACTTCCGTTCTTCCGTTACCTAAGTTGTTAACATTGATGTATCCTGCGCCTCTACGGCTCATATCAACATCTTCTTCAGCTCCGATATTTCTACAAAGTTCTCCAAACCATTGATCTACAATCTCTTCGTCTGTCGCACCTTGATATCCTGCTGTTCTTAATTGTAACACAAAATACTCATTCCAGTCAAGTTCAAAAAACCCATTGCGGATATTATCTGGATTGACATGAGTATCTAACACAGCTACCCACGGTTCTTTTTTTTCTGTGGCTATTTCCTTTGGGGATAATTCAACTTTTTCTTTCTCTGCAAGTTTGGCTTCTTTCTCTGCAAGGTCAGTTTCCATTTTATCAACACCAAATAACCGTTTAATTAGTTTTTTCATTATGTACCCCACTCATTCTTGAAAAGCGGCACCTGAAGTCGATCACTATATCTCCAACCTCTTTTCATTGCGGCTAGTGCTACATTCTTAGCATTTAAATTATAAACAC